AACCGCCGGATTATTGAGATTGAGGAGAATTTGACATTTGAGCAATTTTGGGAGCGTTACGCTCATAAACAATTATCTAACAAGAAGCGTACACAGGTCAAATGGAATAAAATGACTGAAGCTGAGCGTTTGAAGGCATTTTTATTCATACCAAAATATGAACACTTAGTAATGAAGCAGGGTATCCAGAAAAAGCATGCCGAAACCTATCTTAACGCTGAGCTTTGGAATAACTAAAACTTAACTATCACTTATGAAATACGTAATTTTTAAAAGAAAAGAATTGATAGTGCCAGTTATTACAAGTGAAATGGCTACGCATTCTGATTTGAAACTTGAAGGTTTTGAGCCTGTCTCAGCAGGTTTTATCTATATGCCAAAAGGTCTCATTATTATTGATAATAGAGGTAGTGAAAGTCTTGGATTAAAGCCAAATAAGGAGCTTGATGAGAAATATATTACAAAAATGGTTTTGGATTTGCCTGCAAGTACGTTTTTAGACTTCAATAACGAATATTCTAACACTGATGCAAAATGACTAAACGACAACAACAAGTAGCTGCCAGTATGGTCATATATAATCTTATCACGCAGTGGGAAGATTTAGAGACACAAAACGATGAGCAAGCAGAGGTAACCACTGAAGTTATTGCCAAAGTAGAAAAGATGGTGATTAATTACAGTATGATACCTGTAGGTAATTTGGGTGATATAATTGAACATGTTAAACAGAACTATTAATATGAGTGAAATCAAAATACTTGTTGCTTGTGAGTATTCGGGTGTAGTCAGGGATTCGTTTAATAAAGCTGGTTTCTTTGCGATGAGTTGTGATCTATTACCTACTGAATCCCCCGGAAATCACTATCAAGGCTCTGTTTTTGATATTCTTAATGATGGATGGGATATGCTAATTGGACACCCTCCATGTACATACTTGTCAAGTGCTGGGCTTCACTTTTGTAATATTGAAAATCATGGAAAAAAGGCAATAGAAAGGATTATAAAACGAAATCAGGCTATTGAATTTTTCCTAAAAATGTATGATGCACCCATTAAGCATATATGTTTGGAAAACCCTATAGGGTATATATCAGCTAATATTTTGAAACCTACGCAAATAATACATCCTTATTATTTTGGCGAAAAAGAAATGAAACGTACAGCTCTTTGGCTTAAAAATTTACCACCCCTTCAGTTTAGATTACAAGATGATCTGTTTGGTCTTAAAACGGCAAGTGATACCCCAGAACCTTATCAGATTACAATACGTAAGAAGACAGGTCAGGTTAAAAAAAGATATTGGACTGACTGTATTAGTGAAGGTAAGCTTAAGTCTGGCCATCAGAAAAGCAAAACATTTCAAAGTATTGCTGACAACATGGTTGTTCAATGGGGGGGGTATCTTTTGGATGCAAAAAATAGGACGGAAGCATTGTAGGTTAATTTCATTGTAAAAAAAAGAACCAAATAAATGAGAGAAGAATTTGAAAGGTTGGTTATGGTTAGATTACCTGGATTAGCTGCTGAGAGGAATAGACAATATGTAATGAACACATATGATGCCATGACCTCATTAAATCCGTATTTTTCAAAAGAGGATTTAGATAAGAAGTATAGTTACTGTATTTCTATTTGTACTATAGCAAACCAAACAGCAGCTCATTGTTTACAGGAAATTCAAGTTATAACCAGAATGTTTAATAAATTTCCATATTCTATTAAAGTTCCAAGAAATGGCATACAACAATAGAAATCACTTAAAAAAGGTTGATTTTATCCGGATGAAGTATCTGGAATGGAAGAACCGAAACGAGGATATTCCGGACACTTATTTTGTCCGGAAGATTCTTAAGGAATTGGGTCACAGTATGAGTTATTCAGCGTTTATGAAAGGTTATAAGCATAAGAATACGCATAAAGAAAAATCAGTTAAAAATCAGTTAAAATTATTCTAATTATGTGGAAGAAATTTAATGTTAAAGAAGTTGAAGAATGTGTTGATATTATTGCCTACAGCCCTTCTTTTATTGATGAAGAATATAATCCACGTGGTATCAGGATTGGATATTTACAGCTTGGAGTATTCCACTCAGCAAGATTTAAGGAATCTTATCGAGATAGTTTGATAGATTTTTTTGAAGATGAGCCTAATACTGATGCTCTTCCTGAGGAGTACATGGAAATCCCAAAACGTGAGTCTGAAAGCTTGTTATAGTGTCTGAATACGATAATCGCTAATTATAGTATCTGAATACGATAATCAGAATTTTAAATAAAAAAGCCCGGCAATGTATTTGCCGGGCTTTTTTTATGCTGCTGATTTGTCAAGAATGACCGTCTGAAAGACCATGTTCACAATTTTTATTCCGTCAGCGTCCTGCTCCCTCTGGCTAATCCTATCATATCGCCTATTATCCTGGTTAAGCTTGCCTTGTAGTTTCAAATAAACCTCCTGTACAGTATCAAGGTACTGCATTGATTCATTTCTGATCTGTTGTGGAGCTTGCAGGGACGTACTGCCTATGAATACAAATACAAGTCTTAATGTTACTTGTAATGTAAGTAACTGCACATTCGCCCCCTGGCTATCAGCTCTGATAATTTCTGTTTTGATAAGACAGGCAGGGAAAGCAATTTCCGGACGTGTAGAGGAAGAAAGCTGGCCTTTATCAAGGTCTATCCATCGTAAAGGTATTCCAGATAGATGCTGCAAAATATTTAAATAAGTCTCTTTCATTTTTCCTTTAATAAAGATTGAATACGTTGAACAATGATATTGTTTAATTTTTGCGTGTGACCCATAAATTGCCGCTTAGGCATATTGAAACGAGATTCTTTGAGTGTAAACCCTTGCCCAGAAACCGTTCCTTTTTTAAACCGTCCTTTCTTATTTCTATTCCGGATGAAGGTTTCACTACGGGGTGGTAGAATTACTTCCCCGCCTTCGTTATGAACTTTTGCATATGGAACTTTAGTAGAGCCTGCTGAAATAGTTACCTTTGAGGCACTTACCAAAGAGGGTCTGATAGAACCCATTAAAGCCCCTGTTCTTACCATTAAAGAACCCCTTTTTTCGTTTCGTTTAGCAGGTGTCCAGGCTTTGCCATCAAAGCTTTTTGTAACAAAGCTTTCTTTGAAATACTCAGTAGCCGTTTCGGATATAATTGCCGGAACATCCTTTAACATTTTGGAGTCTAACGACTGAAAAAAAATGTCAATTTTCTGGTAATTAGTCATTAATCATTTATATTTGAACATCATATATACTTATTGTTACACGTAATGTAAGCTTCAATGAGGGTAAGGGCTGATCAGGGAGCATGAAATACTGCTGTGTAACAATAAGTACCCCTCATTACTTAATCAAAAGCCCCCATCTGATTGCCAGGTTAGCAACTTCAAACCAGGTCTTCAGTTTAAAGACTCCCTTTTTTGACATTTCAGCGACAATAGCCACTGGCATATCTTCGAAGTATTTAATATACATGTATTGATTAAACATTTGCCCTTTTCGCTCAGCTTTAAACCATACTTCGTCTGGGTTGTTGAGAATGCGAGAAAGGTCAAGTAAAAATTCTTTTCTACTTTCTTTTCCCTCGGTGCTATGTGCAAGAAAGTCACGTTTGGCAATATTTAACTTCCGATTGTTATAGTCAGTGAAAGTTAAAATATTGTCTTTGGCTTTTTCATCAAAGAATGCAACTGCATCACCCTTGAATATGTCTCTTACAGGTTTATTAGTCACCTCCTTCATTTTGAAATCAGCAGGGCTTAACTCAGACAAAAGTTTATTGGCTTCAGTAATATTTGTAATGTACTGCTGATTGGCAGTAAAGACCTCTTGTGTTTCGGCTCTGTTTATTCCCCATCCGGACTTTTCAGCCTTTTTAAATTCATCCGAATTTGTAAAAGCTTCAGCGGTAGCAGAATTTTGACTTAAATCGTTTGATCCTTTTTCTGTCTTCAGACGTGGCACTACATAACATCTACAATTCCAGCCATTCGGCGGGTAAATTTTCCGCCAAATCGGGTCTTCAGCTCTAAGTAGCAAACCATCAAGTAATCTATGCTCCGGACGTACTTTGTTGTCATCTACAGTCTTGTACTCCCAAAAAGGGAATAGCTCTGTTTGCTGTTTTAGTCTGTAATATGTAGCAGATGTTTCACCTACTGACAGGGCTGTATTATACTCAGTCCTTAACCAATCTTTATTATGAATTTTAGTGATTAAAGAAGCTCTAATACTAAAATCCTGAAAGCTCTTAGAGTCTCTGAAGGCTTTGTTTAAAAGCTGAGATTCGGCAAGCGTTTTGACACCACCAAACCTGAACAGATTCATCTCATAGGCTGTGAGAGCAGCCGGGTCATCAGCTCCGTACTCAATGCCATATGAAAGATTTTCTTTTGATTTTTTCCAGCCTTTACTAAATGCTTCAGCTAAATTGTCTACTGTATAAGTAAATAGCTCCTGATCAAATAGCTTGTTACCCTCACCATCCCAATAGCGTTTGATCAAATCATTATCATCAATTGTTGATAACAACTTAATCTCTGATGTGTGGGCTTGTCCACAACAGGTCTCTTCCGTCATTGCCCCGTTTTTCGGGGCTTTGAGAAAAAAACTGAGAGCAGATAAAGAATTTTGTTGCTGATTAGATTTTTTTGATTCGACAATATTAAGACCAAATTTGTTATTGAGCCATTCAATATCAAAATCATAAAAACTCATTGCATCTTTCGTAAAAGTCCAAAGCTGAGTAATGTCTTCAGCTTTTTCAAATTCTAATGTTAGTCCATCCGGAATAATGCCATGTTTTGCAAGTGCAGGCAGGTTTATTAAGTTCCATTGCAACTCTGACAGTTTCATATCATCCTGTACAAGATACCACTGAAGGTCTTGTGATGCTTTTTCTTTGGCATTAGAACCGTTCTTTGTGTCTTGTCCTACGATTGCACCAGAAATAAGCATACTCATTTCATCATTGCATAATTGAATGAGATTTTGATAAACTTCACCCTTTGTAGTTACATTGTCTGCAAACTCAAATGACTCATCCTCATCAATTATAAACCAGGCTGCTGAACCCATATCCTGCATCATTTGTTCAGCTCTTTTAAGCATTCCATCATCAGACGTGTTAGTTTTCATTACACGGGGTGGAATACCGTATATTTCGCATAGCTCAGACCAGCAGGCCATTGCGAAACGCTTAAATAGAACATGAGAAACAGCCTTGTTGATTAGGCCGATTTCTTTACTGTTATATTCAAGAATCCAAGTTCCAAACTCGGTCATTTCCCTGTATTTTATACCGTCCTGATCATTCCAATCTTTCAAAAAAATGCCTTTCTGGGCAATAATATTAGTGCGTGGTAGGTCTTCAGCGGTCAGGTTTCCATCTTGGTCAAAAAGCAATTCAATAAGGCTATAACCCCGATAAATTGAATCTAATCCGGATTTGGTAAGGCTGCGAAAAAGTGGATGTTTGCTGAGCGTTTTAGTTGCTTCTTCATCAACTTCCCCGCCTTTATTTTTAAGTACAAAAGTCGCAGATAAAACTTGTTGTATTCGGTTATTTATTTGAGATGCTAGCCTGGCATCTTTCAATACTTCATCAAAAAGGATTTGAATTAAGAAGTTTTGCGGATATTCTGCGTTGTTATACGCTGCTTCAGCTCTTTTCCAGCTATTAATATCTTGACGGGTTTGGAAAACGCTTTTAGAGTTCCAGGGAAGCTTTCTGCCTTTACTGGAAAATTGAGGTTGATCAGATAAGTTTTTGACTGCACTAAGCAATGTTTTAAAAAAACCTTTATCTGGTTTTGAATATAAGTTTGAAGCCATTTAAATGCTGTTTAAACTGGTTAAAAGTGATTGAATTTTCTGCCTGACCCGCTCCGGAAAGGCTTTGGGTCTTGATTGTTCTGAGCAAGCGGCCAGCCTTGAACGATAGAGGATTTTTGAATACGTTCAAGTTCTTTGATTGCAAATTGATAGCGTTTTTCAGCTAATTCCAGATCGACGGATACATTACACACGGCAATAAAATGCCATTTTGATATGTCCTTTGTATACGTAATTAATTCCTGGTACTTGTCTCTGTCTGTTCCGGTAGTGGCAAATATTGATTGGGTATCATATGCAGTCAGATACCTGGCTAAAACTTGTAAACCCATGCTAATAGCCTGGTCAATTTTTGCGTTATCCCCCCGTGAGATTACGTATTGAGCTTCCTCATACACATGTGTCGAAAACTCCTCTCTTGTGATAAATGACATATAAATAAGTAGGTTAAAATTTGAAAGAAGTACGTTTGCCGAAAGCCGATTTGGTTTGTTTTTTGTAAGTCCTTTTGTTGAGGTATGATATTGCTCCCTGCAAAGCATCAGGAGCATCATCATGTGCATTACTGCCTTTCTCAAAAGCAAGTATTTGATCAACAAGAACGGTCTGGTCAGGGCTTTTGTCTTTCTTTGAAAGAAATACCAGGTGTTTTTCAAAAAAGCCGCTCATTCCTTCAATCCGGTCATATTTATCTGTTTTGCCTCTTTTGTCGGCTCTCACGGGAATAGTATAGCCCCTTATCAAGCCTTCCATATCAAAATCATTTACAAATTCATCCATTGCAAAAAGCCCTTCTATTAAATACCGAATGTTTAATAAATAAAGCTTCTTATCTTCATAAAGATCATATAGCCATTTTGCTACATCAGCACGGCTTTTTTGCCTTACATAAGTATGAAGTATATGAAATTCCCTTCCGATTTTTCCAACTAAAATCAGGGCTTTGAAGTCAGCATTTGCCTTGTATGATAGGTCACCATAAAAGCAAAGTGCCTCATATTTTTTTAATGGTAAAGGGTCGCAGAATAGAATATCTTCATGCTTAAATACCGCTCCGTCCTGTACGTGTACGTGCATGTATTCACGCATAAATGAACGATACGGAATATCTTCAAACTTTTCTTTCCAGTACTCTGAGCTGGTTTTTTCAGGCCATTCCGGCTGAAAGGTTTGAAGGCTTTTTACAGCACAAACTTTTAATATTTCGTATCTGGTAGATTTCTTTTTTGAACTTTTACGAATGACTTCTTCGAAATATTCATGAAGTCTGTTTGTAATACTGTTCTTATGAAAGTTGTTATTAGCAAAAATGAAACGCTCAGTACTGGTGTCATCTGAGTCAAATGTTCCCCAGATGTCTTCTACAACAGTATCAACTGCTTCACGCATGATTCTGTCATTGTTGATGCTTTTCTTTGAGTCCACATCATCGCAAACGATATAATCCGGTCTGTTTCCTTCTTCTCGAACACCCCTAGGATCCTGGTCAAAACCAAGTGACATAAATCTGACTCCGTCGGTGGTTAAGAAATCTCCTTCAGTCCAACTACCTGCCTGAAATTTGTCTCCATAATCGTTTTTTAGACGGTTGTTGTATTGCAATTGTGCCTGAAGTCCGGATAGCAGCTTTTTTGCTTTAGTCTCTGTCTTACCAATCAGAAGCATAAATTTCAAATCATTCTTAACCAGGTATAAGTACAAAGGAATACCCATACAGACGTGAACGGACTTTCCGGCTGATCTGTAGAGTTCAAGCAGCAGACGTAAACGCTTATGCTTAATTGCTATTTCTGCTAACTTAATGTGAAACCAGGCACACTTTTGTTTTGCGAAACTTGGAAAATAGAACTCAAACCATTCTGCATAAGAGTTCTCTTTAGCTTTAATACGCTTTAATTTACTATCAGCTGTTTCATGTATGTCTATACTTGTAGCCTGCTGAATCCTTACGCAAAACTTATCGAAGTCTTTGAGAACTTTTGCGTATTTGGTATTGTCTTGTTCTGCTATCATTCGATATTTATTCTATGTTGCAAAAATTTCTTCATCCAATCTGTCATCTTTGCTGCAAATTGGGGGTCATTCTCAGATACGAAATTTGCAAGGTCTTTAAGAACCCTAGAGACTACGATAGGGTCAGCTTTCTTATCACATTTGTCAAGTGCAGACATTAATTTGCTTATGCTGTCAGCATTTAGCGTTCCAGGTGTTCCGGAAGCAACTTTAAGCAACTCTTGCTGTAATAGCTGCTTGATCTTAATCGGTGAAGCGTGCAGATTGATACGTTTTTCGTTCCAGTCATACCTTGTACACCAAGACGAAACTGTTTTTTGTGTAACATTGAATAGTTCTGCTACTTGTTGCTGTGTAGCTTCAATGTTGTCCAAATAGTACTCTTCCGCTTGTTCTCTTACTTTGTCTTTTTTTACTCCCATATCTTCTTTTTTTTACCAAAATTGCCCGTTTTTAAAGCCGATTTAAAAAATCTGTATAACCCTTACATGCTTATTTTCAAGTAGTTGTGTAAGGTTTCATATTTGCATCAACAAAACGCAAATAATAAGAAATGGCAAAGAAGAAGTTTGTATTTAATGACGAAACAGTAACAAACTCTTACAATTTTAAGATAAAGACATCCGGAATTATCCTCAATAGATTCTCAGCTAATCCAGTAATGTTGGCAGATCATTGGAATAGCCTGGACAGCGTAATTGGTAAATGGGATAATATATCAGTTGAAGGGGTAATCCTAAGTGGTGAACCTTTATTTGACTCTGAAGACGCTTATGCTAAAACAATTGAAGGGAAGGTAGAAAGAGGATTTGTAATAGGCTGCTCTATGGGTATTAGCTTCAGCAGGGATGATATGGAACAACAGCCGGACGGGTCATGGCTATTGTTAAGGTGTGAACTTTTTGAAGTGAGTATTTGTGCTGTTCCTTCAAATGCAAATTCATTAAGACTTTACGATGCTTCTACTAAGAAGCTGTTAACGGGAGACGAAGTAAAGCTTCAGCTTTCTTTTTTAGACGAAAACAAACAAAACGAAAATACGGAAATAAAAATGGAAAAAATCACTTTGTCGGTTGCTTCTTTAATGACATTAGGGCTGAATGAACAACCTAAAACAGCCGCTGAGCTGGACACTCACATTGCTACTTTATTACAGAAGTTTACCACTGAGCAAGCGGAACATCAACAAACTAAACAGAAGCTTTCCAGTATTGCCGAAACGCAATCTAAAGCACTTATTAACGAAGCAAAGCTAGCCGGAAAGATCACTGAATCTGAAGTAGCAGAATGGGAAAAGATGGCTAAAGATAATTATTCACTTGCTTTCGCTGCTCTTTCAAAAATTCCAGCTAAAACACAATTATCAGGCGGTGTAACTATTCCTGGAAGCGATTCAGGAAATCCGAAAAATGTTGACGAGTTTGAAAAGTTGAGCGATAAGGCCAAGCTAGCCTTCAAAAAAGAACATCCTGACGAGTACAAGGCTCTTTTTAAATAGTACTCATAAAAAAAATCTTATCACCTTAAATTTAAAAAATACATGCCTGCAAATTATCCTGAAATGTGGCAAGCAAGAGTTGAGCGAAATATCAACGATGCCGCAAATGCACCCTGGTTAGATGGTATCCCTGAGCTTGACACAACCGTAATTGAGGTAGGTTCTGGAACTGCCACTGAAGCAAATATTATCCATATTTCTAATACGGATTTTTCGCCAGACGTACTGGTGAATAATACTACATATCCGCTGGCATTACAAGCTTATACGGATTCTGAGACAACAATTTCACTTGATAAATTCTCATCTTTGCCTACGACAATTACAGACGATCAGGCAATGGGAGCTTCATACAACAGAATTGACTCTGCGACAAATTCTCACACTGAAGCGATTTTGGTAAAGAAATTCATAAAAGCAGCTCACGCAATTGCACCTGCTGCAAATACTGCTGCTACACCTGTTATTTTAGTGACTGGCGTTGGAACTGAAGCTTCCGGGGAACGCTTAAAGGCTTCGTATGAAGCATTGGTAAATTTAAAGGCAGCATGTGACTCGGCTAATCCGAAAATGCCAGCTGAGGGAAGGCGATTGATTTTGTGTGATGATCATTGGAATGACCTGCTATTGGACAGGAAGAATTTTGGTGATCAACTGGTAAACTATACGGAAGGTAAGCCAGCACCTCGCATTCTTGGCTTTGAGATTTTCCGTTATGCTCAGAATCCATATTTTAATAGCAGTACAAAAACTAAACTTGCGTTTGGGGCTTCCCCTTCAGCTGGACAATACCAGGCATCGTTTGTTTTCGTAGTTAAAAATATTGGCAAGAAAACAGGGAAAACAAAACAGTATTATACGCCTTCTGAGTTGGATGCAAAAAATCAAGTGAATACGCTTGCTTACAGGCACTATTTTCTTGCAGTCAACATGCGTGTGCAACATTGTGCTGCAATTCTCAGCATCAACAAAGCATAATGTAAACCATAAAAAAGCATACTGAGACGAAGTCTAACCGGGAGTGTTTGATGCTTAATCACTCCCATTTTAATCAAATTTATCATGTCGGTCAAAGCAAAATTTCAATGTAATTCAATCGTAGAGATTGGTCATTTTAAAGATTCGCTTGCTGTTTCCTTTAGCGTAGTATATGGAACGGATGGTGAAAATGCAGACTATTCAAAATCTACTCCGGCGGGTCACCTTACACTAAATGTATGTAAGGGAACTAAAGGCGCCGAGTTCTTTAAAAGAGGTGATTACTACTATCTTAATTTTGAAAAAGCATCTCAGTAAAAACAATCATTTAACAGTGGAGCGATTGGCAACGCTCCACTTAAACAAACCCTTATGAAGCGTTTATTGTTATTTCTAATTGTATTTATATGTAATACCTCTAAAGCAGCCGATTTTGAAAAGTATTTCCCTCATTTGTTAAAAGCTGAAGGTATCTTATTTACAATTGTGCAATATGATCGTGGTGGCGCAACAAAGTTCGGAGTAACATTTCAAACTTACCGGATTGCCTGTAATAAATCAATTGCCCTTGTATGTGATAAAAACCGGGATGGCAAATTAACAAGTGTTGATCTTTCAATGACAACACAAAAAGACATTAAGCCGATATATAAATTTATGTATTGGAAGCAGGCTAAAGCTCATGAAATTAAAAATCAGGCAGTTGCTGAAGTAATTACAGACATTCTTGTGAATTGTGGACCAGGACGAGGGAATATACATTTAAAAGCAATTCAGGGATTAGTAGGAGCAAAAAGAGATGGTGTATTAGGCTCTGAAACAGTAAAAAAAATCAATCAGGCAAATAGCAAAAAGTTATATACAAAAATTTACAATTACAGAGCTTCTTATTACAAAAAAATTGGCGTAGGCAGTCAAAGAAAGTTCCTACGTGGCTGGATTAATCGAATCGTTAACCTCAAAAAAATTCATCTCCATGAAAAATATGTTTAAAGAATTTGCATTCATTTTTGCTTTGTTATTTGTGATAGGCTGTTTGTCAACTCCCGAGGTAAAGGAAAAGACTCAGGTTGTAAAAAAGCATCCTTCAGCTGTAAAAACTACTGATATTGCTCAGCATGTTAAAAAGGTACTGCAAATCAAAAAGCTACGTGAAGAAATTGAACAGGTAAATCAAAATTCGTTTGGTGTCTGTGATACATGTGTAACCGGATATAAGGCGGTATTGATTGAAAACAGGCTGCTTGCAAATCAGCTTTCTGAACAGAATCGGAAAATGAAAATTGCAATTGATTCTAATGAAGCTGAGATAAGGAAAATACAGAATCTCTACAGTAGGAATAAAAAGTTACGCTTAGAGTATGAAGCAAGATACTCATATGCCAGCCAATGAGACTACAAATTTTCGCTTTTACTACCTGTTTGCTATTGTTGATAAGCTTGTATTTCAACTACAAACAATTTAGTAACAGTTACAGACAACAGAAACGAATTGAAACGATAGCTTCCGTAAATGGTAATGCAATTCAGACCAGGTACAAGATAAAAGTCGATTCAGTAGAGCATGTCGTATATAAAGAAGTGTTAGTAAAAACTGACGCTGAAAAACAGATTGCAAGTCAGGGTTTTGCAGATACATTAGTCAATAAACTAAAGCTGAAAATTTCACAGCTGGAAGAATTGACAAGGGTTAGGGCGGTAGTTTCAGATACTGTCAAAGTAGCCATTCGGGATTCAGTTAACTATGTGTATGAAAACAAATGGTTAACTGCAAGGCTAAATACCAATACCAGAACACTTCAGTATTCTTACAATGTAGAGTTGATTGATGTGAAATATACAAAAGGCAATTGGCTGACCGGAAAACGAACCTTCCGGGATATTTCAATTGCTGACCCGAATGCACACATTTACTCAGTTCAGAGATTCAGCCTTGAACCTGAAAGGAAAAAACGGCTCGGAGTAGGTCTATTTGCCGGGTATCGTTATGATCCAGTACAAAAGTTCACTCCTACCATCGGTGTAGGCTTATCATATCAAATCATTCAATTTTAATCAATTTCAAATCTTATTTAAAACACGTTTAAAATGTCGGAAAGAAAAGAAGTATTGAATATTATTTTCAATCAATATCCTAAGGAATCAGGTTTTTTTGTAACCTCAGATAATCAGGCTTTCACAAAATCAAATGAAAATGATGCCAAAAATCACGCAAAAACTTTAGAAGACAAGGAGGTTCTTTGGGTTGAAAGAACCCCCAGCACAAAAGCTTCGAAACCTGTTAAAAAAGGTGGCAAGTCCGGTTTAGTGGATGTACCTGATCAGGAGCAAGAAAGCGAAAATGACACTGAAGGTAACAGCTAATTGATAAAGTCTCTGCAAACCTTATAGTTAAACAATTTTAAAAAATAAATTATGGAAATTTACAGCGTAGGTTGTGCAAAAGTAGAGATTGGAGACTTTAGTACGACTGATGGAACAACAACTAATTATTCACAGATCGCAGTATTGAAAGATACTGTTTATCTGAACGAGTCGGCACCGACAAAAAACAAGTTTTTTAAGGTTGGCAGCCCTTCTCCTGTAAAAATTGGTATCACGCCTGGTCAAGACATTATTACGTTTAGCGTAATAGACGTTTCAGTCGAAATGATGGCAAAATTGTTAGGCGGAACGGTGACGACTGTGAACGGTGTTAAAACCTTTAACAAGGCGAAAACTTTACCTACTGAAAAGATTTTTGCCCTAAGGGTTACTACCTTAGACAACCTGATATTCGAAGTGCCACGTGGTAGTTGGACGGTTGCGAAAAATTTCCAGATGGCCGATAACCAAATTATGCACTTGGCTTGTGAAGTAGAGGTAACAGATACGGGATTTGTAAGTGTTCCTGATTATAAATGGACTCAACCAGCAACGACATAATGAACGTAGAAGTAAAAGCTGCTAAGACGTTATTAAGAGAAGGGGTAGCTTTAAATATTAAGCCGCCCCTTTTTCTTTGGCTTTGGAAGCCAAAAATTTATCAACCTTCTTGTTCTCAACTTGTGTTAATGTCAAAATATCTGTCTGAAACTGGAATTTCTGACAATGAACTAGAAAATCCTACAATCGCAGAATCTACAGGACTTTTAGCAAAACACTTAGAAACATTTTGTAGAATGCTTGCTATCTGTATGTTTAGAAATTTCTACTTATCAAAAGCATTGCATAAAATAATCGCAAAATGGTTAATGAGAAATAGATCTGCTGAACAAGTTTTAGGGATGGTCGAAATGTTAATAGTGTTCGGTGGTTCATCGGATTTTATGAATATTACCAGATTCATGAGGAGTTTCAGGATTCTGGGTCAAGCAAAGAACAGGAGTTAATATCAGTAGGAATGAATAGCCTGTTCGGGGTTTTATATCATATTATGGAAAAAACGGGGATGTCCTGGAATGAGATTTTTTATAAAAGGAGTTGGGTAGCAATTACAATGTTGTTGGCAGATTCTCCACGTACAGTTAAAAAATCAAGTGTTAAAGTAAATGTAAGTGGCAAACAACTATTTGAAAGGTTGAAAAACAGATGAATGATTTAGACTTAGATATAAACTTTTTTATTAATTCTGCTGAAGTGAAAACTGCTACAGCACAAGTTAAGAATGAAATAAAAGGTGTATCCGATACCGCTGAGTTAGCGGGTAAGCGTATTTCTGACAATCTTTCAAATGCTTTTAATCCTCAGCAAACAGAAGGACTTGTAGAAGGTCTAAAACGAAAGCTGTCTGAAGCTCAAAAGATAGCTCAGACAGCTACAAATGAAACGACAATAGAGCTTGCAAATGCTAAAATTCAAGAATATGAAAAACAATTGGCCAGGTTAGCAGTAATCGGAAAACAGGGTTTTGATGATTTAGGTAATAAAATTGCCAATGAAGTTGAAAAGCCAATTGGTAAACTGCAAAAATTACAAAAGGTAGCAGAGCTGTATGCAAATATGTCTCTCACCTCCAATAATCCGGAAATTATATCAAAGTATAATTTAAAGCTTCAGCAGACACAAGCAGAAATTCAACGGGTAAATAATGTTGGAAAAGTAGGTTTTGATGCACTTGGAAATGCAATTGAAAAAAATCAAAATGTAGTTGGTAAGCTTTGGAGCGGGTTATATAAGGTAGCTAATATTTTGCCGGGTATTGGGGTTGCTGGACTACTTGCGTTTGGGTTAGAACCATTAATCAATTTTATATCAAAACTTGACATTCTCAAAGAAAAATTATCTGAAACTGAAAAGTTTAATAAAGCTCTTTCAGATTCTCTTTCTGAAGGTTCTGAATATTCACAGGCTGTTAAGAATGTCAGTTCACTACGTATTAATCTTGAATTGGCAAAGACAGGGCTATACGATAAAAAAGCCGTCGTAGAAGAATATAATAAAAGTATTGGTGCAGTAGCTGGACAGGTTAAAAATCTGGCTGAAGTAGAGAAAGGACTTGCAAATAATGCAGACGAATATATTAAAATGACTCTGTATAAAGCTGCTGCAAACAAAGCATTGGAGGAAGCGGCAACAAAAGCTCTACTGGCTGAAAAAGAGAATCTAAAAAAACCAGAAGAAACAGTAGGGATAGGCAATAAAATTCTCAATGCCTTGACGGCTGGGGATTACAAAAATCAGGAATTGTATAAAAAAGCCTATGAAGAAACTGCTAAGAAAAATAGGGAAAATGCAGTAGAGGCACTTGAAAAAGAAAGGAAAAATCTTGAACAAGTAGCAAAAAGCTTGCAAGACAAAGCAGCTGCTGAAGCGGCAAAAATGGGCGGTGTGCTTGGGAAAAATTTAACAAAAGAAACTAAAAATGATTCATATGTCAAAGCTGCTGAAAGTCTTCAACGTCAAGTTTATGAAATTGAACAAGAATACAGCCGCAAACGACTAAGTAAAGATGATGAACAGTTACAGGCTCTCAGAGATCGTTTCCAAAAAATTAGTACTGAGGTTGAAAAATTCAACAAAAATCCTCAGAACAAAATTAAAGTCGATGGCTCCGGATTGGATGCTACAAAAGAATCTGCCATATCTGATTTGAAATACCGTCAGGATACTGAAAAGCTAAAGATTAGCTTAGAACAGCAGAAAAATATTTACTCAAATTATGAAACTTTTAAAAAGGATTTTGGTGATCAGGCTGCAAATGAAAGATTCTCCAAAGAACTAAATATTAATAAGTCATATCTGCAAATTGTACAGCAGGAATATGAAAAGCTTTCAGGTAAGCAAGCTGAGACGCTAACCGGGGGTGAAAAAGAAAGACTTGAATATCTAACTAAAACGCTTCAGACTGCAACTAATGAAAAGCAGAAAGCAGATGATGATATATACAAAAATGCTATAGAGTCTGCAAAGACTTACGCAGATAGATTAATACAAATTGATAGAGAATATCAGCAGAAAAGGAAGTCTCTATCTGACAAAGGTGCTTTAACTTCTGAACGCTTAGAAGTTCTTAATGAAGAAAAGCAGAAAGCTATTGAATCGGCAAAAGACGAAGCTTTGCAAAAAACTGCCATTTATAAGAAACTTGCTATTGATACCGTAGAGTTAACCAGGATACAGGCGAAAGCTCAGATTGAAGTTATCAGAGAATTGCTAAAGCAAGGTTCTGGACTTCCAACTGAGTTAGCTAAAAAACTAGAAGCTGAATTATCCGGCTTAGAAGTTAAGTTAAAAGTTGGTGTTGAACAATCAAACTTAGATGAGCTTAAAAGCCGTTACAGAGACTTAATACTTGAGATCGGGCAAACTGATCAGTTTGGTCAAAGTATCGTTTCTGAGAGTGAGAGAAAACGGATTGTTAAAGCACTTCTTGAAATAAAAACAAGGATAAAAGAGATTGACACTAATGGTGATGGTAAAGTAACCTGGTCTGATAAGATTGCTAAAAATTTCGAGTATCTAAAAGGTACTACGGAAGAAATTGCTAAAGGTTTAGCCAGTGACCTGGGTAGTTTATCTGGTGCATTTTCAGGACTATCAAATGAAGTAGGACAATTTAATCAGGAGCTTGGTAAGTCATTATCTGATTTGTCTCGTTTGGTGGGTATTGGTGCTGCTGCTGCTCAGTCTATTGCAGGTTTTGCATCAGGAAATATAATAGGCGGAATAACAGGAGCATTAAGCGCAATTGGTGGAATCGTAGGTTTATTTGGAGAAGCTAATGCACAATATCAAAAGTTCTATCAGGGTATTTTAGAGGGTGAAAGGAAGTACCAGGAGGCATTGTATGCAAGGCAGGTACTGGAAGCTAAATCTAACACAACAAAATACAGGAGTGTAATTGCAGAATATAAAGTATTGTCAGAGCAGACGCAGGCATATCAGAAAGAGTATGATGAACTGTATAAAAAGATTCAAGGTGGTTTGTATATTTCACAAGTGCTGAAGGATAATTTTTTGTGGTTTGAAACTGGAACAAGAAATGTCTATGCTTCACTGTTTGGTAAAAACTTTGAAGACTTAAAGAAGCTCCTTTTAGAAGGTAAATTGATTGGCTGGGAAAAGGATACAGTTGAAAGGCTTGTAGAACTTGAACAAAAAGGATATGATGCACAAAAGCAACTTGAAGATTTACGGAAACAATTAGCTGAGCTATTCACAGGAACTACCAGCGATAATCTAACAGACAGTTTGTTAGAAATGTTTAAACAAGGCAAAACAGGAGTTCAAGACCTTGCCGACTTTTTTGAAAAAACAATGCAGGATGCAGCCTTATCCATATTCAAAAATAAGGTACTTGCTGAAGCAATGGACAAGTTCTATACTGAGTTCACGAAGGCAACAGCAGAAGGTAACTTGGATGCTTCGAAAATTGCAAATTTGAAGGTGTTATTCAATGCTCTTGTAAGTGGTGCAAATGATCAATTTGCTGCTTTACAACAGATCACAGGCTTAAACCTTGTTACGAGTCCTTCTACAAGTCCTACAGGTGGTTCAGGTTCTTCCGGATTGTCAGGACAAATACAAAGAAGTATTACTGAAGCGACTGGAAACGAGTTAGCGGGTTTGTTTAGAAGTCAGTACGATATAACAAAGAAAATATTCGGAGTTGGAACAGATAGTTTAGTGGTAATTCGTCAGCAGGCTACTTACCTGCTTGACATACAGCAAAATACTGCTAATACAGTAAATGAGGTTAAGAAAGTTGTCACTGAGTTACAATCAATAAATTCTAATACAAAGCAGTCTAACTCTGCATACAATAACGGTTGGTGATATGATTTTAGGAGGTATAGACTTAAGCACCTATGGAATAATTCCAATCCAAAATGGAAATGGTAACATAGCATTGCAAGGGTGTTTTGATATGCCTGCGAGGATTGGGAAGACTTATCATGAATGGCAAGATGAAAACGGAATTGAGCCATACGTCCGCTCGGACGAAATAAGGTTTGGGGGGCGTGATATTAAATTGACCGCCCTCATGGCTCATGAATTTGAAAACGATTTATTAAGGAGATTATATCAGTTTTATGATGCTATACAATTTAATTCACTGATTACGCTTGAAACGGATTATGGTAATTATGATGTCTATCTGAAAGATGAAATAAAAGCAGAATACTACAATCGTGGTTTGGCTAAAATAGAGATTTTATTTCGTCAGCCTTCAGTTTCAATTGTTGGAAATATTCCTGCTTCAGATGGTACACTATATGGCATAGATGGTATCAGTTTTCAAACGCTTGGATTAAATATTTTGGAAATTGACGGAAGGTATAATTTACCTGCTACAAAATCACAACAGTTTACAGCGTATAGCAGTGAAGGGTATCAGATTACAAAAAGAACTTTTAGAGAAATAACCCTAAAATGTTTGATTGTTGAAAGTGATTTAAATGCCTTTCAAACACGGATTAATTCACTTTCAAAACTATTTGCAAAAGAAGGATTACGAACCATCACATACAGACATGATGCTCTTAGGACATTTTTTGTAAAAGACGGTTTCCAGGTAACAGATGTTTATATAACACCATCTGAAGTATTTGGCTTATTAACAGTTAGGTGCGTTCAGGTCGGAAGTAACCTTGATTGGAATTTCCTTCAAAATCATGCTGGTGTCAATATTCTTACCAATACAGGTCAACCAATTACGATTGATCAGGAAAACGGATACAGAGATTATAATTATTTGTACACAAATGCAAACCAGTTACTAACAAATAGTAACGGAATGAAAATTAAAATTAACGAGCTTTAATATAATATGAAATTTTGGCAGGATTTAGAGAAAATCACTGGAATTGGATTGTCTGAAAAAATGCTTATCGGACGAAACAATGATGGTACTACCATGTACACCGATGCACAGGAGCTATATAGTTTAATTGCACAAACTAACTTTGCAGAAGTTAAGCCAGAATTAATAAATTCTGGTTTTCAGCTTGGTACTCCAAATAAACTAGCTGTTTATTATGCTAATCGTGGTGTTTATTATAATGGTGCAACTCAAATTACAATAGATGCTGATCTGGCAATATTCCTTTGGAACAAAAGTACTTGGACATACTTTACGCTTTTAGATGGGTATCTAAGGAAAAATGAGTTTACTGATGCCTTGCAGTCGGAAATAAACAGAAGTCCGATAACGACTAAAGAATTTGGTACAAAATTAAACGGAGGTGGAAGTTTTGATAATATTGTCTTTGGTCAATGGAGATTCAATGAAATAGGTGTATCGGATAAAACAGGAACGCTGAAAGAGGTTTACGTTTGGGTTGATTCGGCCGGGTCAATCCCATTGCTGCTTATTACGTCAAATGGCACTACTGCTACTTTTGTTCGAGGTTTAGGAAATTTCACTGTAACGGCCGGATTTAATACTATTACGCTGAATGAAGCAATTTTAGCAGGTCAAATTGTTGCAGTTGGCAATGGTACGACTTCCGTAAAGCTTGGATTTAAAACTTCAGGTTTAACAGGTAATAGATTTGTACAATGGACTGGTTCAGCTTTAGCATACGGTTCAGCAGGAAGTTATTATTGCATTGGTTTTTTAGTTGAGTCTACAAATGCAAAGCCACTTGACCCATATGCGACAAAGCAGTTTGTATCTGATTTGTATTCAACTAAAGATAATGTTACAGCGTCATTAATAACTAATAATAAACTTTATGAAGTAAGACAGCAAGTAACTGCAATTTTAACGGGTGAAGCTTTGGGGGGTGCAACAGTTACGGATACAAGTATTTCAGTTACGAGCGGAAGCACCGGGCATAATGCCTATCTTTTGTATTCTGCTAATACTATTAAATCGAATTTTAACACTTACTTTAATTTACAACAAATCCGGTTTGAATATATTATTAGAATACAAGGCACTTTACAGGGTCAGTTAGTTACATTTTCAAACGGAATTAGTACCAGTTCTAATTTTGAGCAAATATCAGGTGAATATTACAGACTCTATACTGATATTAATGTTTTAATTGCTTCTCCTGAGATCAAGCCTGCAATACAGCTAAGAAATACTACAGGTGCTTATAATTTACCAATTACCATAACGATCATTTCAAAGAGTTACAGAATTATTTCAAGTAGTGCGACATATCAAACGCAAACTACTTTTCAAGATAGTTTGTATGAATATTTTTCAACAATGTTACTGCCTTTTTTAAAGACAGCTGATTTGTCCGGTCTTGTATATTTGAAAGCTGATGCAGATGCAAGATTTGTTCAACCAGGTTTGAGTTTTGCAGATGCCTTGCAGTCTGAAATAAATAGAACCCCGGTTGTACAAAAAAACTTTGGTACAAAATTAAACGGAGGTGGAAGTTTTGATAGTATAACAGGGCAATGGAAGTTTAATGAATTAGGCGTTTCAGATAAAAATGGAACGCTTAAAGAGGTTTATTTTTGGGGTGATATAGCGGGTACAATTCCATTGTTGCTTATTACGTCAAATGGCACTACTGCTACTTTTGTTCGAGGTTTAGGAAATTTTACTGTAACAGCTGGATTTAATACTATTACGCTAAATGAAGCAATTTTAGCAGGGCAAATTGTTGCAGTTGGTGGTAGTGCTTCTTCTGTTAAAATGGCTTTTAAAGGAACTGGATTGACTGGAAACAGATTTGCACAAGCTAATCCTGCCATTTCCTACGGTGGAAGTAGTAGTTACTATGCACTTGGGTTCATGGTTGAATACTCAGGTGCAAAACCATTGGATATATACTCTACTTTGCAATACGTAGATAATAGATTCACTGCGATTACTTCTCAAAAGATTCAAAAAGTTGTGAGGCGGAATGGTACACCGGGAACTGACTGTGATTTTGCAGGTAACAGAGCTATTCAGGATTGTATTGAAAGTATTACAGATGCTTCACAATACAAGCAATATGAAATATTAGTGTATGAAGGAATCTATGAAGCGACTCAAACAACTGATTATAATTCAGCCGGAATAACTACAGGAATGGTTAGTTTTTTGCGTGGTAAAAGTTTTGTTTCCGTAAGAGGTGTTTCAAGAGATCGGGTAATTATCAGAGGTTCATTGCCCTCTAATCTTAGTTCTTCAGTTTATCAGTATTATCAAACTGCATATTGGCACGCAGATTTTGGAAACTTAGAAGAAGTAAGTATAGAAAATACTAATGGGAGGTATCCTTTACATATTGATGGAGGGCAAACAGGTTGTGCATTTTTTACATCTAATATTATCAATGTGCGATTGGTGCACAATGGAAATACTGGAAATGCGACTGCATGGAGTTCCTGGCATCCTCTTGGGTTAGGTACAAGCAATGGTCAAATTATCGTAGCTAAGAATGCTATTTTTATTTCAAAAAAATGGCCTCAATATGTTCACAACAACAGCAATTTTACTAAACCAAGTTCAGTAACTTATAATAGTTGCAGGTTTGAAACGCTTGACCCGGCTGGTGATAAAATTGCATCTAAAATTCAGTCGCTTGGTTCATCTAAGAAAGATTTAGTAGAATTTAATAACTGTAGATTTGAAGGGTGTTTTATTATGTCTCATGATGATATACCTTTTATACCTTCAGTTCTTGCAGACCAGTATGTTAATCATGCTGACTTCAGGATTTTAGGTTCTGGTAATTCACCATTGTTGTATGAACCGAACTTTAAAGGTTTGGCTTTGAGAATTACAAGCAAGTCAACAGGTACTACTTCAACTGTACGCTTTGATACAAATTCAACCGCATTTACAACTGTAATTAAAGATAATAAATATAATGGTGACTGGCTAAATGACTTTGGAGTTAATAACGTATCTGGATATGCCTATAAGGATGGTTATACAGGCGTATCGGGTTATGCAATAGGTCGATTGGATTGTGGAGATGATAAGGTAGGTATAGCATCTGATTTGTATATAAAGAGTCTTGGAAAGCGTCTTGGAGACTGTAGTGTTACGAATAAAACTTTAACGGTTATTATTGATGGAACAAGTTTCAATATTGTTTTTAATAAAAACTATGTTGGCTCAGGAACTGCCAATACTGTACCGTCAGATTATTCAAACCAACAAGTACTTGATGAAATTAATGCAGTCATTTCAAGTGTAGCTACAGCAGATATGTACGGAGTTGCAAATGATTATTATCCTGAGTTCAGCGATGTTCTTTCAAGAAATCGCACTTCTGAAGTGATTTTAAAAGGTATGGCAGTCGCATTAGATGGAGGTTTTGTAAGAAAAGCATTGTCTACAGATAATAAAATATTTGGTGTTGCAATTGATGATGCTAATGTAGGTTCATTAGTTCGTGTAATTGTAAAGGGCTATTTAAGAACGTTTGAAGGAAACAGATTTTCAACTTTACAAGAAACTTACTCAACAATTGTCAAAGGTGATCAATTAGGGATTTCAGCCACACCGGGGAAAATCTCAAAAACAGCTTCTATTAAACACTTCACCTGTTTTCAGGATGGCATAGTATCATTTAATATCTAGGAATATGATTATTTACCGTAATGGCTCATCTGTCTACAATTTTGAGATAGATGAGCAAACTTTGTTTACACAAACACTTATGGGTGAGGAAAAGGTAGTGGCTAACTTCATTTCCAGCACATCAATAAATCTTAAAATAGGAGATTATGTACTACTGAACTCGAAAAAATATAGTATCGTTGGTGAAACATTCAAACAGCAGATTTCAGCAACTACATATAAGTATGAATTGGAGTTTTTAGGAGAAGTTTATCAGTTATATAATAGTATTATAAAGCATTTAGGTCGTACAAAATTCAGCTATTTTGGTACGCCTTCAGAGCTGTTAGGTTTATTGGTTTCTTCAATGGGTTCTGGCTGGTATGTAGGAGCTGCACCAAACTTAGAACCCCAATTGTTTGAATTTAAAGACGTTTCTTGTAGAGTAGTACTAAGTGATATAGCCTCAAAATTCCAGTTAGAATACTATGTAGATAATCAAAATATTTATCTTGTTGAAAAGGTGGGTTCTGCAAAAGGCGTTTCGCTTGGATACGGAAGAAACCAGGGAGCATATGACATTACCAGACAATCTACAAGTTCATCTTATGCCACCGTTTGGTATGCTTTCGGTGGGTCAACGAATCTGACAGCAGGATATAGAGATGGACAAGACAGGCTTACGCTTAATAATCCAATTGAATACAATGTTTCAGAGTTTGGGAGGAAAGAAGGCGTTCTAGAATTTGATTACATTTATCCACGTCGAACAGCTACTATTACTTCAGTTACCAGTCCTACATCTATAATAGACAATACACTTGATTTTGATCTCAACGAGCAAAATATCACTGATGCTCATGCTAAAATCATCTTTAAGTCAGGTGAGTTAAACGGACAGGAGTTTTTTATTACAAAGTATAATGCCAGTACTAAAGAAATTACGTTTCAAGTCAACAAGGATGACACTGGTTACGAAACCCCAAATTCTACATTTGCCGTTGCTGTAGGAGACAGATACACCCTTGCAGGCATTACTATGCCAAGTAGTTACATTTCGGCCGCTGAAACGGAATTATACAATGCTGCAAATAAATACGCAAGTCAAAACAGCCGTCCTCAGTTTGCTATTTTGGTTAACGTTGATGAAAAATACATCAGAGAAGCAGGTTTTGCGTATCAGATTTATGCAGGGGATGTGATCAATATTAATGCTCCAAACTTGAATTATACAGGAGGCATAAGGATACAAAGTATTTCTTATCCGCTTGTTAATGCTAATAAAATTACTCTTTCACTTTCTAATACAGTCAACTATTCTGTTTCGGAAATGCTTGTTAAAGAGCAAAAAGAGCAAAAAAATGTAATTGTTAATTTAGGTAAAGGCTATAATGCTTTAAAGGCAAAATTAGGTTGGAAAACAACACAGGAGTTATTAAACTTAACATTTGACCCGGACGGTTATTTTAATACTGGAAACATCCGTCCTTTGAGCATAGAAACAAGTATGCTTGTTGTAGGTGTCAAATCACAGCAGTTTATTTTACAAATTATTATTGAGCCAAACTACAATGGAGATGCAAATGTAGTCAAGGTAAATTCGGGCATACTTGTTCATTATCTTATTGAAGAAACAATTAGAACCTGGCAAGTATCCGGACAAACTGTTACTATTCCGGATAATAACGCCCGCTATATTTACGCACGTTGTAATAAAGTTGATTACAATGATGCTCAGATAATATTCTCGACACAGCAAATAAAGACAAATGACAGTACTTTGTATTATCACTTTTTGGTCGGTGTTCTGCATTCAGTAATGGAGGGTGTTAGATGGATAAGCCTGACTTACGGAGCAACTTCGATAAATGGCAGGTTCATCAAAACGGGTCGTATTCAAAGCTTTGATGGAAGTACCTATTTTGATTTGGATTTGGCAGAAATTGGCGGAAAGATCACTTTTACCAATAACGACGGACAAAAGGAGCTTGTAAGCGATCTTGCAACTAAATCAACACGTCACTTTACTACTACTCCAATAACTCCGTATAAAATAGGCGATCTATGGACGGATGGAAGCTTTTTATATCGTTGTAAAACCGCACGTTCTTCAGGTTCATTTAGTTCATCAGATTGGGAAGATGCAACAAAATATGATAATACAAAGACGGTGATTGATGGCGGATTAGTTACGTCTGGAACTTTACAGGTAGCCGGGGATAACTCAAATATAAAGGCGGGAGTGACCGGGGCGGGTAGTTCCGATTCAGACGTGAGATTTTGGGCAGGTGAAACTTTTTTAAACCGTGCTTCAGCACCTTTTAAAGTATTGCAGAATGGTGCAATGTACGCCGTTGGAGCTGTCATACAAGGCTTTATTAATGCCACATCGGGTAATTTTGGAGTTCTGAGTATATTCAATAATAGCATCGTTAATAATTTCGTATCTGAAGCGATGATTATTTTGCGAAATGACCCGGCTGGTCAGTTTGCAGGATTTGGAACAAATGTTAAGCCTGCTACTTCATCAGACAAAGCATCTATTGTTATAGAGCAAAAAGGCTCTAATTTTGGTTGGAACATTGCAGCAGAGCTGAGAGCTGCTAATAGTTCATCCAGGAATGTAGCTCTTTGGTGTCCGGAAGGTGAAGCTATTTTGAGTAATGCAGTAATCAACGGTAGAAGGACGTATGAGACTACTTTGAATAATCAGAACCTTAATTTGGATGTATCGGACTGGGATATGGTTTGTATTAATCCGCAAGGCTCAGGAGACTCAGGCGTTACATTTACGGGGCTTGCTAATCCAGGAAAAGAGGTTGCTGTTATTAACTTGAATATGGGAAAGGCTATGTTTATCTATAACTCTATCAGGGGTTATTCGTCAGTTACAATTCCGGATGGTGGAGCTGTGACATGCAAGTTCACTGGTACTTATTGGTATGTATGTGGTCAGAATTTTTAA